TGTGTGGGCGAATATAAGTACACGCCCAAATCTCTCTTATCCGCTGCTTTCGATTATCCTTTTACTAAGTGTGGGGTTGATATTGTGTTTGGTGTAGTTAATAGTTTGAATGACAACGTATTAAAGTACGATATGAAATTAGGGTTTAAAGAAAAAATGCGTTGGGAAGGAATGCATGATGACGGTGGGGATTTAATTCTATTAGAGATGCATAAGAGAGATTGCAAATGGATATGAAAATTTATGACTTAATAAATCCAAGATTTTGGATGGAACTTTTTACCTTTTATGGTGGAAGTAAAGGTGGCGGAGGTAGTAGCCAACAAGTATACCAATCCCAGATGCCAAAAGAATTAGTGCCGTATGCAAGAGATATAGCGAAACAAGCTCAAAAATATGCAGCTGAAGAATACACCCCTTACGGAGGAGAAAGAATAGCTGCTTTAGACCCTGCCCAACAAAGAGCATTAGGAGCGTATGAGTCTATGGGGCCGTCCCCTTATTTTCCTGCGGCTGGACTAGCAGCTTTACAAGCAACCCAAGGGGCGATGCAAGGATTTACTCCTCAACAATTTGGTGCAGATCAAGCAGCCCAATATATGTCTCCATACCAACAAGCCGTTACTGATGTAGCTAAACGACAAGCTACAAGTGAAGCAGAGAAGATGAGAGCTAATATAGCTGGACGAGCTCAAAAAGCAGGTGCATTTGGTGGCTCTCGCTATGGACTTATGGAGGGTAAACTTTACTCTGATTTAGGCACTCGTCTATCTGACATACAAGCCAAAGGCTCAGAAGCTGCGTTCCAGCAAGCACAGCAGCAATTTGAAAGAGATCGAGCAGCTCGCATGGGAGCAGAAGAGTTAAGACAACGTGGACTTGGTATGGGTATAGAGGGAGCTAGAGCATTAGGACAACTAGGGACTACCCAACAACAGTCAGAAATGCAAAGATTACAAGCTCTAGAACGTGCAGGTACATTACGTCAAGCAGAAGATCAAAGGTTATTGGATATGAGGTATCAAGATTTCCTACGTCAAAAAGAATACCCATACAAACAACTTGGGTTCTATTCTTCTATGATTCGAGGATTACAACCAATAAGCCCGTATTCTACATACAAACCCCCTCCTAGTCCGTTCCAACAGGCTTTAAGTTTGGGATTGGCTGGATTAGGAGCTTCTAGGTTATTCGGAGGTGGAGGCAACTAATGGCGATTCAAGATCAAGGTATAGCATCTATAACTCCTAGTATAGGAGCAGCAGGTATAACTTCAACTTCACCTACATTGCAAAGTGTAGTGCCTAAACAAACTATAGATCAAACTGTAGATTATCTTAAAAAAGTTCCTTTTGAGTATTTAAGGAGTGAAATGACTAATCCTACAGGGGATATACCTATATATCTGGTTGCCGCTGAAACATCTAGAAGGCTTAACGAAACTAAAAGGGCTCAAATGCCTGTACCTCCTACCAGCACTGTTGCGGATAAACTATTAGAAGAATCAGGAATTATGTCTCCGGTTGCTCAAAGAGCTCCTATGCCTTCCGAAATGCCAATGCAGTTTAGTAACGGAGGTGAAGTATTTGCTCCGGTTTATGGAGAAGGTATGGGGTTTGGTCGTCCAGAGGATGAATTTGGAAATACATCTGCACTAGCTAACACTTTAACATCTCAAGACTTTAGACGATTAATAGAAGATGTTGCAAGGGAGCGAGGACTTACTTTAGAACAAGCTGCTGATTTAGTAGCAATGGGTACACAAGAATCTAATCTAAACCCATACTCTCCAGTAGGAGGGGCAGGTGAAATAGGGGGTATGCAGGTTAAACCTTCTACTGCAGTTGATCCGGGGTCAGATCAGTACTTTACTGCTTTTGGTGATGAGTCAGAACTAGCTGCGTATACTAATTGGCAAAGAGAATTTGCTGAAACTCAGGGTAGAAACCCTAAATACGGAGAAAAGGTAGAATGGATTGGGAGTAACATGCCCAGAACGGCAACAATGCTAGAAAACCCACGTAATAACGTAGACACAGCCACTGCATATTATCAAGGGCTTTTATCTAGATACGATGGGGATAGAGATAAAGCTATAGCCGCATATAACCAAGGCTATGGTGCTATAGATAAAATTATACAAGAAGCTCAGATAACGGGTAGACCTTTCTTAGAAGTATTAGAAGAAGCTAACCCCGAAGGGTATGCGTATTTAACGTCAGTAAATAAGAATTTATCTGCCCGTCCTGAAGCCACTGTAGATTTTCCTGAAGGGCCATCATTAGAAGAGGCTGTCGAAGAGAAAGAAAAGGTAGACAGAAAAAGAGAACTAGAATTAGAGCAAGAAAAAATAAGAGAAAAAGAAAGAAAAGAACAAGAAGAGAGAGATAGGGAAAGAAGATATACACCAGACGAGATTATTATAGGTGGTGAGCCTCCTAAAAAAGATGATCCTGAACCTAAAGCTGAACCTAAAGTTGAAACTACAGTTATTCCTAAAGACGCACTTACAGGTTTAGCTCCTTCTTTTGCTCGTAATACAGACTTAATAGAACGAAGAATTAGAGGAGGGGCTTTATCGCAAGGTCTAGATGCAGAATTGTTTGAGGCCGATAATCAATCCGAAACACTTTATAGCGAAGTAGGTAAGATATATAAACAGTATACAGACTCAATGGAGAAAGGTAGTGACCTAACAAGAGAACAAGCAAAAGATCAACTTACCAAAAATTTAAAAGATGCAGGGCTAGATGATCTTTATAGCGATCTTAGAAAAAGACTAGATAAACGTGGGCTAAAACAAGAAGAAAGAAACGAATTTTTAAGGGCTTTACCGTTCTTTAATGCGGCTTTAGTTGCTATAGAAGGTGGCGATCCGGGTATACTTCAAACTTTTGCTAGAGTAGGTAAAGCAGGGCTAGAAAGTTATGGCGAAATAGAACAACTAATTAGTAAAGAACAGGATGCATTAGATGAAATGGAATTAGCTTATGAGCAAGCTATGATAGCCCAAAATCAATTTAAATATACCGAAGTTAATAGGCTACTCGCAGAAAGTGAAGCTAAACATAAAGAAGCCTTAACAACACGATTTGAAATGATGTATAAACTGACAGATCAAAAACTACAACAAAGTTTAGCTGAAGCTAACTTAGTTTCTGACGCAGCACGAGACGCAGCAGACAAAGAGTTTAGGTTAGAACGAGATATTAAAGAGGCAATACTTGAGGGTGAAATGGAACCAATGTTTTTACAAGAAGAAGCTCGTGCAGAATTAAAAACGACACAACCAAACGCAAACACAGAAACTTCAGCGTATAAACTTGCTCTTGAAGATACACGTAGAAGGTTAATAAGACAAAAAGTATTAGAAACTTATCGTATTAATCCGTTTGAAAATTAATGGCTACTCCAATTGACAATTTACTTGGGTCTATAGCTTCTTTTGATCCTTACAATCCTGCGTTTGACCCTAGGTCATATAGAAGAAGGGTGCGGGTTCCTGAACGGCAGCCTATTGGAAAGTTACCTCTAAGGGAAGCAGGGTTTTGGACTGCTTGGAAAGACTCACGACTACGTGCCGATGAATATCTAGCGGCAAAAGAGTATGCTGCAAACCCTAACGATACAACAATGGAGGCTTTAGCTAAAGTTTCAGAGCCCACATACGCATATCTTTCTAGTGATGAAGTTTTAAAAAACCCTTTACTTGCTTGGAAATTTTTACGGCAACAAGCAGGACAGGCTTTTGGATTTATGACTAATCCCATAGTGGCTTCTGCGGCAGCTAGTTTTATCCCCGTGCCCGGTTCTGGCCCTGTTGCTTTTATGACGACTGGAACTGCATCTTATACTACTAGTTATTTAATTAGAAAAGCCCAAGAAAACCAACGGTTAATATCTGAAGGTAAAATGGCGGATCATGACCTAGATTTGAATACTATGTTAGGGTCAGGTTTTGCTTCCGCAGGTTTAGATTTATTTGGACTACGTTTATTAAAAGCAATAGGAGCTGCTGCAGGGTTAGCGGGTAGAGATGCACAAAAACAATTTTTTAAAACAGTGCTTAATTCACCTAAGTTAAATCCTAATGCCGGAATATTAGGAGAAGGAATCCCATCAAAAGGTTTAGCAGCTAAAACTCTTAAAGGTAGGTTAGGTAAAGGAGCCGCAGCAGCTGCAGCCTTTGAAGCTCCTCAAGAAATGATACAAACAATACTTGAAAGAAATGCTGTAGGTTTGTCTCTTACAGATGAAGAAGCACAAAGGGAAATAATAGAAGCAGGTATTTTAGGTTCTATACTAGGAGCTCCTCTTGGAGCAATATCTAACTTTAATAATAGAGTAGAACAACAAGAAACCCAACCACCCCAACCACTTTTATTAGGAGCCCCTCCTGAACCTTCTCCACCAACTGTTCGTAATCTTAGAACTTATGAAGTTACCCCACAGAAACAATTAACAGGTTTTCCTAAAATACCTTCTCCTGAACAAATAGACGAGAAACTTGGAGTAAAAGAAATAGATATGGGCCCTGCTGTAGAAGTAGACCCTACAACACCCCCACTTCCAGATTTAAGATCAGCACCTTTTGGTACAAACATTATGTACGCAGATGCAGAAGGAAATGTTCGTCCTTATGGGCCTAATTTTGAAGCTGAATACCCAGAGTATGACGATAGAATACCCCCTATACAAGCAGACACAAAGGTAGTTGGAGAAGCTAAAGGAAGAATTACTCAACTTAGAACACAGTTAGATCAGGCTGAAAAAGCATCTTTAGACAAACAAGACCTTATAGAACGAAACAGAACTCAAGTAGCTATTTTAAAGTTTGTAAAAAGCAAGCTTGGAAAAAAGATGATAAGAGCTCCTAAAAGACTTCAAGGTAGGTTAAGTCAAATAAAAGCTGCAGCAGAACAGTTTAAGGATAAGTTTGCTATTGATAACGAAATTGAACGACTTGAAGCAGCAATTAAAGTTGTAAATCAAGAAGAAGATAGAATAAACAACGAAATTCGCAATCAACTAGATATTATTAAAGCAAATAGAGGACGGGTAGGGTTAATTACTACTGGGGCTCCTATAACTGAACGAATATCTAAGGTTGTAGGGGCTCCCCTAAGAGGTGAAGATGCAGGTAGATTAAGAGAAGAACAACTAACTAACGAGGCGGCTCGTAGTATTGTTCAAATGGTTGGCGACACTCCATATGCGGGTTCTAAAAGTAATCGTTACATTAGAGACTTAATTAGTTTTTTTGGAATTCCCACTTCTTTTATAGAATCTGTAGAGGCAGGTAAAAAACGAGATGAGAGTTTAGGTAGAAACGCTGACATAGACAAAGACACTAAAAATAAAAATGCAGATAAAAGAGAGGTCAATAACTACGCAGAAACACGAAACGATAATCTTGCTAAGGATACAGTTAGTCGAAGAGAAAGAGTAGCTGCTGAAAATGCAAATTATGAAGAATTTAGAGGTTTACCAGTAGAAGAACAGCTAATAAAAGCATACCTTCCTACTTTTAGTGAGGCAGATATGTTGCAGTTTAGAGACCTTAGTAATTTTGGGGCTATAGATTGGAATCGAGTAACTGAGGAATCTAAAAAACGTTGGCTTGAAGCAAATATTAGGTTTATAGAAAAAGAAAATAGAAGACCAATAACCCCAAAAGAGCTTGAAACTTTAGAAACGGAAATTGGACAAGAATATTCAGATTTAGTGGACATGTTAGTTCCGGGCACTACAGAAGATATAAGAAAAACTTCTGGAAAACCAGACCCAGCTAGTGAAAAACTGCAAGCTCAATTAAGCGCATCAAATACATTTAATGAAGAATGGAAAGCTAACTTCAAAGCATCGACAGCAAGTTTACCTATAGGTGCAAGAGAACGCTTGTACCAAGCTCTTGTAAAAGAAAATAAACGAGCGTTAGCTAGAAGAACAAAAACAGATAAAAAAGCCCCTTACATAACGCTTGAAGAAAAAGTTGAAAATTTATACGATTATAAAAATCCTCTTCTATTTGCAAGTGAAGTGCCTATTAGTGCCGAGAAAATAGCAGACTTTTATAATCTTGACGTTAGGATTCCTGAAGATAGACAAATTTTAACCGATCTAATTAAAACCCAAAGAGCAACAATTACTGCTCGAAAGAAAAATAGAAGGAGACAGTTAGATGCGGCTTACAGAGATGAGAAAAAAAGATTAGGAGTAAATAAATTAACATCAGTACAGAAAGAAAGTATAAAACGTAATCTTCCAGTGATATTGGAAACTGAAGCCCAACGAAGAGTAGATGAAGAACTAGAAGGTGTAAAAACAGGGCCAACGGCTAGACCAGTAAGTCAAAGAGACAAAGCAAAAGCTGGCCCAGTAACAATCACTAACCCTGAGACAACAGAGCAGATAACATTTATTCCGCCAAAAACTAGCAGGTCTAGACCTAGAGTAATAGAACCAGACGGCAAGAAGAGAATAGCTACTTTAGATGAAACAAACATTTATAATGAAGGTATACGAGCTAGAGAATTTGAAGATGCAAATGTTGAAGATGTAAGCGTTGAGGATATAGACTACAATGCATTTACTAATTATGTAGATGATATACCTTTATCTAGTGATGACATAAAAGGTCGAAGTATTGATGGTATTACCTCTGAGCGAATAATAGCTAACGATTTAAAATCTGCCTTGCGTCAAATATCTAAAGAAGTAGGTGGAGTAATGGGTAGAATAGCTAATAGATTATCGGCACTGGGGCTTAAAACATCTATAGTTTACGGACGAGTTACAGACCCTATAACTGGAGCTAGAAAAGAAGGTCAGTATGACCCTACAACAGATACCATAACATTAGACCCAGAATATGGAGCTAATGTACATACATTACTACATGAGGTTACACACGCTGCTACACAAAATGCGTTAAAAAGAGGGGGTAAAAACCCTATAGTTAGGCAGTTAAATGAGTTGTACAAGTTTAGTAAGAATTACATAGACGGAGATGTATTCCCTGATGCTGCTCAAAGTCTTGAAGAATTTGTTGCTGAAGTATTTGCTAACCCTCAATTACAAAATAGATTAAAAGAAATTAGCTATAAACAAAAACGTAGGTATAGTTTATGGGAGCGTTTTATAAATGCAGTTAAGCGTATCCTTAGATTACCTACAGAATCTGTCTTTGACCAAGCGTATAACAGTATTAATAAAATACTAGAAGTTCCAGACATTGATCCTGAAGGCACTACTTTATACAGAATGGGTATATTCTCTAATAATACGTATAAAGATAATGTAGCAACTAGTATGTTTAAGAAGTTTGACAAAAACTCTAAGATAGGACGGGATCAATCCAGCACTAGTCCAGATACTATACTAAGTCTACTGTTAAACTCTGGGGCTCCTGTACGAAAATTAGTTTCTGGATTTATGCCTCTTTCTTTCTTAAATAAAATGGCTCAAAGAGTGTTTAGTCCTGAAGTTCGGGAGATGAGTGACCAACTTGTAAAACTTATAAAAGATAAATCTCGATATTTATTGGAAACTAAAAAAGCGTTTAGCCCCATCGTCATGGCTGCATATAAGCTTAGAAGTAAAGATGTAAAAAAATTCGATGCATTTAGAGATATAGTAAATGAAAGCACGTTTAACGAAACTAAAATAGCTAACGATGCGGATGGTAGTCCATTAACAAAAGAACAGTTTGAGGAAGCTAAAGCAAAATGGAACAGCAAACAAATAGCTGGAGATATAATCGATACAGCTTATAAAAAAGAGGAACAACGATTAGGTCGTTCGTTAACAGAAACAGAAAGAAAAACTATAAGAAGTGCAGAACTACAAAAAGTGTTTAAAGAGTGGGATAAGTTATATGCTCGTTATACTAATCTAGAAAAACCGTATCAAGAAATGTACGGAAAAATGAGAAGAGCCTATGACGCAATATATAAAGAATTAACGAATCAACTTGCTCCTTTGATAGATAGATATGTAGAAAATCCTGAAGCCAATGCTAGTATAAAACGAATGATCCAACAAAAAATAATACAAAGGCAGAACATAGACCCGTACTTTGCATTGTCTAGATTTGGAGAGCATAAATTATTTTATATAGACCCTGTATCAAAAGAAAAAGTTGTTGAGTTTTTTGAAAGCCCCAAAGCTAGAGATGCAGTTATAGATCAAGTTAAGATAGATATACTAGATACTGCTGGGTTTAAATCGGATGCTGACATGGGTAGACGACTTTTAGACTTTGATAATGAAAGACGTAAGTATGGAATAAATATAACTTTAGATTTAGAAGACGCTACTGCAAAATACGGAAATAACCCTGATCGTCTTAATACATATAATACGCTCATGGAAGAGTACAAACGTTTTGATGAAAAAGCTAAAAGAGTGTTGGAAGAATTAGGCGATATAACTCCTTTTAATAAAATGGATATTAGAAATGGCGGGGATTTAGGTAATATACCCGATGATGCATTTATTAAAAAAATAATGGGGTTTGTAGATAACGATGACAGTAATTTAAGTAGAGAAGAAAAAAATCAATTTTATGAAACAATTATAGAGGCTATGCCTGAATTTCTTATAACAGGTAATATGCGAACTAGATCATCTGTACGTGGCTATAGTAAAGATATAATAAGATCGTTAGCAACTTATGGAGACAACCATATAAGGATGGCGGCTAACCTTAAATATAACAGAGATATATTAAGCACTTCCAATAATATAGAGTCAGTTATAAACAATGTTAGAAAAGAAGGTAATACTGATAAATTTGATTTTGAATTTGGCGTTGATATAGCCCAAGACTTTAGTACCTCTCTACAAAACAGAGCTAAATTTGCAGCTAACCACACATCTTTTAATGCGATAACAAGGGGTTTTACTGCAACAAGTTTTCACTGGATGATGGGTTTTAATATGTCTTCCGCATTAATACAACTAACCCAACTTCCTATGGTTGTATACCCTATGCTAGGAGGGGAGTACGGCTTTTTAGAAGCTGGTAAATCTATAGGCAAAGCTACCCGAATGGTAATGGGTTCTGGTAAATTACTCTCTGATTCTGAATTAAATTTGTACAAAAAAGATGGTAAATCTTTTAAATATTGGGGCTATAAAAGAAAAGATAAAGATTTAATAGGGGATGACTATGTAGATGATGCAATCCCTAGCATACTTAATTACAGTCGAGAACAAGTAAATTATCTACAAGCAAATACACAACAACGAAAGGCTTTAGAAAAAGAGTTTGCAGGGAATCGAAATGTTTTGGAATCATTTAAAAAAGTGCCTAGCACTCTTGAGTTTACTAAAAAAGATGCAGCTACAGGTAAACAAGTAGCCTATAGTAAGAATGACTTTAACGATTTAATAGATGCCCTAAAGTATAGGGAAATAGGTAGATCAGCTACATACGAGTATATGGAATTAGGACGTAATTCTGCTGAAGACTACGGCCCTTATAAACGTACAATGGCTCAAACGATGGCAGCTTCTGCGACAGCATTTAATGCAGCAGATCAATTTAGTAGAGAAGTAACAGCTATAGCTGCATTTGATTTGGAAATGAAGGAGTCAGGAAATAAGACATTAGCAATTCAAAAAGCTGCTAACGCATTAGAGGAATATCATGGCCCTGCAGCTTCTGAAACAACTTCAGGAATAGCTCAGAATAATTTAGGTAGAATCCTAACTATATTTAAACAGTACGGTATGGCTATGTATAGTTTACTATTTTCTTCTATGTATAGAGCGTTGCCTAGAGGATGGACGGGAGGAAGAGTAGACCCACGAGACGCTGCGATAGCAAGAAGACAAGTGGCAGGATTATACGGGGGCTCGTATTTATTTGGTGGTGTGCAGGGAATGCCTTTCTTTTTTATCCCTGAATTTATACACGACATGTTCTTCAGAGATGATGGCGAAGATGATTTTGAAACAAAAACAAGAATGTTCTTTGGTGAAGCCCCGATAGATAGATTGTTAGGTGTATCAGTATCTACTAGAGCTTCATTTGGGGATTTAATTGTAAGAGATTCTAGAGAAGATATTAGAACAGCCACTGGACTTATGGAAGAAGCTTTAATTCAAATTGGTGGAGCTCCTTTTAGTATCGTATCTCAATTCGCTAAAGGAGCAGATGAAATAGCTGAGGGAAATGTTTTGAGGGGTTTAGAGTCTGCAATCCCTGTAAGCACTAGAAATTTAATGAAATCCCTTAGATATGCTAGAGAAGGAGCTCGCACTACTAGAGGAGATATAATACTAGGGGATGTTCCGGCTTCAACTCTTGTAGCTACTGCTTTAGGATTAAGTGATAAAGACTTAATGATGCAGCTGGAGAAGAATAATTGGCTAATACAGAAAAGAAATGTTTTACAAAAGAAGCAACAAAAATTATTACATGCTTTGCATTTAGCTAGAAAAAACTACGATACACAATCTTATGCAGAAATATATAAAGAAATATTTGAATTTGCCGAAAAACATCCAGAATTAAATATAACAGGCAAGAAAATACAAGCTTCGTTGAAAAGAAGGCAAAAGAATAGTGAAATTGCAGAGTTATACGGGGGTATGATATTGGATAAAAAATACAGAACCGCCTTTACAGATAGATATAATGATTGGGATGTGGGGATAAATACTTGGGATGATCCTTTATATGATTAATCTATTCTCCAAATGCGTAACCCTCTTACGTTATTTTCTAAAACTGTTTTGGACGCTATTCGCACTCCAGCTTTTCTGGCTTTTTTGGCTATTTCATACAGTAAAGGGCGGCATTTACAACAAGGTAGGAAAAAACTAGTACCCACTTGAAACGCCCACCAATCTATATGGACAGGCGTTCCCTCTAGGTTTAACCAAGATATTTTACTCGTCTTCTCCTTCATCCTTATCTACTGAATCTACCTTATCACTATCCAAGATTAAACATGATACGGGTGGGGATTTTATATAACCCTTACCCAACCTAATATATTTCGGCTCTTTAAAACACACCCCGTTATTTCTCAAATTCTTAACCATAAACGTGTAGTCAATCTGTTTCTTACTACACCAATTACGTAACGATCTAGAATTAATATACAGTCTGTTTTTATCTGGTTCCTCTCTTATCACTATATTAGCGGAAGGCTTATGTATAATGTCCGAGTCCTCAACCATAGTATCTCGCCTATCTACATCAGAGTTTAAAATTAATGTAGCGTTCAGATGCTCTGAAAGAAATATACCTAATGACTCTTCCGCAGTTTTTACCATACCCTTTGGAGTGTTTTGTTGGCTTATAAGCTCTGCAAGTAACCATTCATAAGTAGACTGAACATCAAATCTCCATAACCCTAAATCATTTCCTAGCTCTACGCCCGTCATACCTATACCTGCCATAGCAACCCAGAAACGTTCCTTGTTTGTAAAGTCACCGTCTTTTCGTATCTGTCTAATCATACTCTGGACTTTTTCCTTACATTCCTCTGGATGTCCTATCATGTACGGTACAATAACTTCTGCAGCTACTCCATGATTTTCAAATAACTCATTTATAAGATCACCGTTTTCTTCATCACTTAAATTATTATCTTTAAATTCAAACTGCAGTAACCGCATCAACTCACCTTCAGGAGTTGCCTTCTCATACGTAAGTAAATCAGTAATGCTTGAGTTAGCTGTAGTTATCGTCCCAGTATTCCAAAATATATTATTAATTCTTTCAGCATTCTCACTGCCTTTTAATCTGTTTATACCTTCTCCATCTGATAATGTGTACACAAACTTAGAGGCTTCTTTAGGGTCTAGGTTAGTTATTTCGTCTATACATAAAGGAATGGATTGATATATACCCAAGCGTTGCAACCAAGAGTTAGGTGTATCTGCTCCTTTCATCGCCAATCCCTTAGGATGCCCCCATATAGAATTTACACTAAGTATCGTAGCACTCTTGCTTTTACCGCTACCATCTGAGCGTAGATGTAACAGACCCCCATTCACATTGGTGTATTTAAACAAAGGACATGCAAGACCAAATCCTAAAATAAACCTACGATATTCTTCACCCTCTCTAGCATATAACTTATTTATCGCCTGTTTCCATTTATCAAGCTCTCCTGCATAGGAAAACTTATGAGCGTAACGGCTGAGTGTCATATTCTTAGGAGTAGGCTTACACCCCCCTGCCGTAAATTCTCTATCTCCTAACACAAAAGATTGTGCATTATTACCCCACCCCATTTGGTTATATGCTTTTGTTACTTTCTCTGTTTTCTCTAAATATTTTAACCAAGCGTTTAGATATCCCACTATTTCTCCTTTCTGATTTTCTCTCTCAACCACAATTCCATACTTACTTAATACATCAAATTTAGATTTACCATTTAAATCAGCAAAAGATATAGTAAAATCTCTAGTGCCGTCTTTAGGTAATTTAAAACGAATCTGTGCCAACATACCTTCTTCTGAATCCTCTAATCTTTTTTCCATAAATAAAGGATTATCATATACACATATAAATCGAGGTTTCTTGTTTTTGGCATCAGGGGGTTTTTCCATCCATACGCCTTGCCCCTCTACATAACTATAAGGTTTTGGGGGAACCGGAATGTTATACTCAATAACAGTTCCTATTTTTTCTAGAGTATCCCGTACTAATATAGGTTTCTTTATTCCCTTTAATGTTTTGGCTAGAGCTATAGGACTATTAATAGAATCTTTATACGCACACTTAATGCACAATTCAGGATTCAACGCTTCAAACTTCTTACATGTATGAGGTTTACCTTTAATGTTTATTACTTTTTTCTTAGTCTCTTCAGGAGTGTAATCTGGATATCCCTCTGATAGTTTTTTTATAGCCCCTTCTTTATCATCACAATATAAAGCTATAGATAGTCCTGCAAACCATAAAGGTTCTGATTGATCTTTTGGGTTTTTAACCAGATCATTAAGTTGATTACACTTGTTTACGGCAGTATTAAAATCATAATTTATATGTTCTGATAGTATAGGTGTAGTGTTATCTTCAGGAATTATATCTACAGGCTGTTCTACCTCTTTAACTTCTTCAACCTTGCCTAAAATACTATCCCAAAACTCATAGGTATGTGAGCCATCTCCCTCAGCAATAATTCTAACTGGGACTTTGCCCCCCTTTTTATAGTTATGAGTGCCTACAATTCTCAACACTCTAGATGCATCTGTAGATACAACTGGGTCTATTACCAACCCGGCATTAATGAATAAAACTTTTAATCGGCCCGCTAGTGATAACCATTGTTCTTTTTCTATTGGGGCTTCTAGACAGTAATGAATATGTACACCAGACCCAGAACCTACTATTAATGGCATAGGTAAATCATTATCCTCCACAACCCTTCTAAGTTCTTTAAGAGCTTCAGGCAGTTCTGCATAAGAATTCTTAACTTTCCCTACATCTATATCGTAAGATAAAGTGCTAAACCTACAAGCATTCTCTGCTATTCGTAAATTTTTTCTCTCTCCTTTTTTATACTTCTCATATACTTCTTTCTTATAATCAGCTATAGCGTAATACGCATCTATTCTTTTAGAGTCTAAATCCTCCGCTATCTTAGCAGCTTCAGATATAGAAGAAGCCCAGTATTGATTGGAAATAGATTTTTTCTCCCCTGTATGCTGTAAACTAAAAATACAGTATGAGTATTCACCATCTCCGTAATCATCGGGCAGTACAGTTTCTAAGAAATGTTTTGGGATCATATATAACCCCTACTTAGCCGCACGTTCTAATAAACTTAATAGAATATGCACCTTATTTATATGAGTGGAATGCTTAGGGGCTGTACCTCCTTCAAACCAAGACATCAGTGTGGGTCTAGATATATCTAATAGTGTAGACATGTCAGAAACTGTTACCTTTAAATCTACACAGCGTTGCCCTAATTCTTTACCAATAGATTCCATAAAATCCCCCCTAAATAATGGTAGAAGCCCTAGATAAGCCACGAAAGGAAAGAAAGGACTATAAACCCATCCAAGGCTTCTACACATAACTAAATATCTTATTTATCTTCTTTTGCCCAACCCTTAATCATATCTTCTTCTGATTCGGGGGGTTGTTCTTTATCTTTTTTACTAGGACGTTTAGTGGGTTCATCTGCTTCTGATCCTGCTTGGAGCAGGGTAGGATCGCCTTGCTCTGATTTTATTTCATCGGATATTCTTTTTTGCATCTCTCCCTCCGATTCAACAGGTTCAAAATCCTCGTCCTCCATGTAAGGAATAAACTTAGTAACCTGCACTGATACAAGAATTGAAGATATACCTGTCCTACCTGCTACATCATAAGCATATTGATAAAGTTTAACACTCCCCCTAGAGCCATTACCTAAACTAGTAGCGTCTATAACTTCATTCGCCCCGTTAACTACTCTTACAGGTTTGTTTTCAGTGCCGTCTAATTTGTAACGCTTGCGTTTAAGGTTCACTATGTATTTACTATCATCATTTTTATCTGTCTTTACAGTTAAATGATTTGCCTTCCAGTCATCTGCTACCTTTTTATCTTCAGTAGCTATTTGAAGTTCCCACTGCTCCGTACCAAATGGATTTACAGCTTTAACCAACTTAGGCCAGTTAAACTCTACGTCCTTAATGATAAGATTGCGAGGTTCAAACGATGCTTCTTTTTTGGCTTTTGCCATGACATTACTCCTATGTAATTGTAGAAAAATCAGGGTCTTTAACTATTTTTAATCTAGTAATTTCACTAGACCCCTCACTTCTTTGTGAAACTACTTTATACTCTTCGGGGGTTATGGCTCTAACAGGTTTAAATAAAACCTTGGGCCTCCCGTTTTCAAACTCAAAAAATGCTTGAGTAACTACGTGAGCAACTGAGAGTTCATATTGGGTTAAATATTCAGTGTATGCATTATATGGATACTTACCCACTTTGTTTTTACCAAATATAGAGGTAGAAGACAGGATAACCCTATATAAATCCCCATTAAGTTCTTCGGGTAACAAAACAGCTAACCGTAAACTATGCTTACAAGCTTTAGAATTACCCCCACCAGACCCTTTTATATCATTAGAACACGACATACATAAGTTACTTGGAGCATTTTCAACATCTGCATCAGGTTTTTTACCATCATTGCTCCAACAAGTCGGGGCGGTAGTATTTCCATCCTTATAACTTTCTTTGTACCAAACTCTCTGGATTTTTGGGGCTACGCCTACTATTATCCAGTCCTGTGGTTCAGAGGTGTTAATGATTCTACCCTTATAGAACCTACTAAAAACCCCATCTTTTATAGAAATCTTACTATGTACCACTATCAGACTTTCGTAAAGATGGTCTAGCTACTCTTTTTCCACCTACAATAGACTGCTTATTAAAAGCATCTCCTACTACATAGTCTCGTACACTATCTATGGTAAACATATAACTACCTCTTAGAACAATATAAGGTATGTCATCTCGTTTCACCATTCTTCTGACAGTAGCTGTACTAACTCCCAAATATTCTGCTATTTCTTTGAGAGTAACTAATTTAGTATCTTCTTTAAGGGTCACATTACACTCCTTTATTTTTTACTCTTCCGTACCACCACAGTATATTCTCTAGTTATATTCATACCTTCGGGTAGTAAGTCAGGGTTTTCCTCAATCAAACTTCTAAAATTACCTTGATGAATGCGTCTTTCTAAAATTTCTAATACCTTATGTTTATCTATAAATTTATAAACAGCCTCCCAGTTAGTAGGAATATATCTAATTTTAATGCTTCTAGTTATAGTGCCGCTGCTAGTTTTAATGCTGTCAGCATCTATATCTTTACACAAATCTAATATTCGTTTTTTGACAATATCTAACTGCTGGACTAATTCGCTATCTTTAGTATCATACTCTTTAGATAGTTCTTCCCGTTTATCTCGTATATTTCTATACGCTCTAGCCAATTCATCAGCAGATACTCTGGATGTATCGTTGGGTTCCATGATTAACTCCTATAGTGTTTCTATAAATACTTTTCACAATTTAACACAATTGATAAGAAGTGTATAGTATTTTTCTTAATATTTTTTATATTTATAATTCTTTATATAAACGTACAATATTGGAATGTACATCTATCTTACTTTGCAGCATTTTATATATCCGTCTTTCCACTTCACTACCCTCTAAGTGAACTACAGTAACAGGATTCTTTTGCCCTGCTCTATGGGCTCTAGCGTTACACTGTAAATATGTTTCTACAGACATAACAGGCGACCAATACACTATGGTGTCTGCCCTGTGCAGAGTTACTCCGTGCGATGCAGATTGTGGTTGTACGATTAATACTCTAGGATCGTCAGTATCTTGAAACCTTCTAAATATATCTGTACGTTTAACAGCACTTACGCCCCCATTTATAATTTCACAAGTAACCCCCGATTTATTTAAATGTTCAGATACGGTCAGTATGGCGTGTCTATACGGTACAAATATAATTAACTTATGAGATGACTCTTCTATTATTTCATCTAGTATTTTGATTCGTGTAGAAGCATCAAAATTTATTATTTCACCCTCGTCTGAATATACAGCCCCACCAGATAGCTGTAGTAACTTATTCATTGCGGCAGCGGCATTAACCATTGTTATATCTTCCCCTGCGGCATTAACGATAAGTTGTTGTTTCATTAGCTTATAATATTTATTTTGTTGAGGGGTCAATGGAACCGATCTAGTTGTATAAGTAATATCTGGTAAGTCCAAACATTCCTCTTTTGTATACCTAATCGCAGGTTGAAGCACTCTATGGACTAGTTTTTTAGCTTCAGGTCTAGGTACATACTTAAACTGTGTGACCTTACGCATTACCATTTCTCGCCATCTACCCAAAAATCTAGGTATATTTGTAGGATTGACTAATTTAGCTAATCCGTAAGCGTCTACAGGGCTTTGAGATGCAGGTGTACCTGTAAGCATCCACAATCTTGTGCTGGAAGAAATTAAACTATTAAGCACCTTCCATCGAGTAGTAGCTACATTCTTATATGCGTTGGCCTCGTCAACTACTATTAAGTCAAACCCACCATTTTTAATTTCATCTTTTACTATTTCCACGCCATCGTAATTAATAATTACAAATTCAGCCCCAGACTCAATAATATCTACTCTTTTATTTCGCCTTCCATGACACACTGCCGCTGTTCTGTGCATAGCACAAGCAAATAAATCATCAAGCCAAGCAGATTGCATAATGGATAGTGGACATATAACTAATACTCTATTGACTAACCCTAACTTCATTAAATAGTCAGCCGCCCATATTACAGATGCAGTTTTACCTGTACCTTGCTCGTTAAAGCAACAAGCTTTCTTATGTAGCGTAAGGAATGAGGAGGTTTCTATCTGATGGTCAAAAGGTTTAAATTTACCTGACCATTTATAATTAGTTTTTATAGGTGAAGGAACATTCTTAACACCTATGTCAGTAAGTTGTTGAGATTCTTTTATACCCCAATGAACTAAAACTTCACTAATACCTTTATCATTTGCTTTTTTTAATAATTTAGATTTGGTTATAGCATCCAACAAAATAGCAGGATTTCTAACCCGTAACAATAACGCTTTATTTTGTATTATATCCATCTACCCTCCTAAAATAACCATACCCTGTTCTTCTTAAATAAACTTATGCAGGTTTATGATTTGATTTTCTTTTAAACGATCTATTTTTATTCACTGAAACTAATTTAACATTAGATTTTTTAGCACTGCCCCCTTTCGATAGAGGTGTAACGTGATGTAAGTCTTTGCCTTTTCGAGACGAATATCCATTTTTCTTATCCCACTCTCGTCTAGCTTGTTGGCGTTTATTTCTACTATCATTCTCACCTCTAGCTAATTGCTGTTGGTATTCTTTTTTATAAGGTCTTGGTTTGTTTACATACGGCATTTATATCCTTTCATTATGCTCACAAGAAGTAACCGGACACCACCCTCTACATGTAAAATTTTCCCTAGCATTCCATACGTCATTTACATAACAAGTGTTTAAAACATCAACTTCATCTCTCCATTTTACCCATAAATCATCCTGTTCGTCACTAGAATATTTAGCTTTTATTAGAGCTTTTTTAACCACGAAAAGAAGTCCTGCTTTTATTTTATTAATAAAAGGATAATGTTTAAATACAGCTAAAGACATAAGTTCTAATTGATCTGTATCTGCTCTATCAGGATGCTTGCCTGTTTTATAATCAATAATAACAGCCTTGTCCTCTTGAATTATTAATAAATCTACTATACCTCTATACCAAACATCTTTAGCATAAAAAGAACAAGGTTCTAAACTTTTTGTTACGCCCAATCTCTCTTCACAAAAAACCTCTCCCTTAAAATTTTCCAATATAGTATCCACAGATTTCTTTATATACTTAAAAGGTTCTGGTATTTCTACATTATTTTTTACATATTCTTCTGCAGCTTTATGAACCCTATTACCGTATAACATAGGTTGCGACACAGGCTCTTTAATATCTTTAACTACCTTAAGATGGTAATATTTTCTTGGGCATTGCTTAAATAAACTTAGACTACTGTAAGACCAACTATTCACATTCGCCATAACTTCTTCCTACTCCTGATTCACAATCCAATGGTAATCCTTCAGCCCACTTAGGGGTACATCTCATACAGGATTCAATATAATCAAGTGCGGGTGATACTTCATCGTTTCTGACTACACATATAACAGAATCATGTACAGTTAACACCACACGGTATTTTTTAGCTATCTGCAGCATCTGTTCCCCTATGATGCACCTAGCTATTCCTTGCGTTATATTCTCAACTGCTTTGGCTCCGTATATGTATGTGTCCCCTGTACGTGATTTGTATGTGTAATCCCCTGTAGTAACTTCTACTGGTTCCTTACCCTCAACTTCTTTTAATATAACTTTCTGTTTTAATTCAGGGTATTGTATACGTAAACCACTTGGAAGCATAAACGAAGAATCCTTCCACACCAACTTAGGAGTATGGGAACTGGTGGTTTTTTCAGAAAAAACAGGCCAACGACCCTCTGGATTTTTACCACTAACCATACCTTTTATAGCTATGTCCATCTTGCCCCAAAACTGTTTTATCTTAGAATTACTCGTTCTATAGGTATTAATAACATCTTGGGCAAACTCTTCATCAATACTTACACCTTGAGCTTGAATAAATTTCTGAAATTTACTATGCCCCATACCGTAGCCACAGCCTAGAATTACAGACTTACCTATAAACCTTTCCTCTTTGGTTATATCCTTTACTTCTTTTCGGTATATCTTTGATGCCATAATCTTGTATACATCTTCCCTCTTCTTAAACGCTTCTACTAAGTCCTCTTGCCCTGTAAGCCAAGCCAATGTCCTAGCTTCAATCTGCGAAGAGTCAGTATTAATTATCATATATCCTTTAGGAGCCACAATAGACTTTTTCAGAGCATTAGCATCTACCCCCCTACTAGGTAAATTCTGTAAATTAATTTTATCTGACCCACCCCATCGTGTGGTATGTGCAGCACAGTATCTAAGAGGAATTGGCAGTGTACCTCTACCAGCAATATCAATAAATCTCTGCGTTCTAGTTTCCTCCAGTGTAGACTTAACCCCCATACGAGCCGCCACAACTGTTTGTACTCTTATATCAGAATGCTTTTGTAATTCTTTAAATTCTTCATCTGCCTTAGCAAATGCAAAAGTCTCTTTACCTGTACGTGGGGATATCTTAGTGGGAGGGGCAACCCCTAATTCTTTTAGTACCTCTGCAAATTTAGGATTACTCATTAACGAGTCTTTATCATAGCCACTACTTTGTAATAGCTTTTCTTTTTTGTTCGTAACGTCCTCTAGATGTTTAAGTAATAAAGACTTATTTAGTCTTAGTTGTGGTTTTACAAACATTCTTAAAGTTAAATCAATTAAGTCCAACTCTGAATCAGGAAAATCCTTACTTAAAACATCATATGCTTTTCTAGTAAGTTCCACATCATTTATGCAATATTTAGAATACCTATTTAGAAAATCAACATCAAAATCTTTTAGTCTTAGACCTTTAGCTTCTAACACTTCTTTACCTTTTATACCAACCTCTAAATCTTTAACTAGAGAAGATAAAGAATGACTAACATGAGCTCCACGTATAGCTCTAGACATACATAATGTATCAAATAAAAAATGAGGGGTAATGTTAAAACGCCAAGACAATATTGCGGCATCGAACATACAATTATGTGCTAGGACAGCACAATTAGATAGGTTAAATGAAGTTAAAAATTTATATATTTTATTAAAATCACCAGTACACCATACAGGTGCATCCTGATTAACTTTAATAGCTACCCCGATAACTTCAAATCGGGAATCCCTTATATATTCTTCAGTAGTCATTCTACTAAGAGAATACTTAGGATCGTAGTAAGTCTCAAAATCTAAGGTTATTATATCCATGATACAAAATATTCATGTCACAATTGTGACACAGTCCTATATCTTGTTAAGTAAATCCTGCACCGCTAATATATTATTCTCGTTGATCACTAGCGTGTGCCCTCCTGTTGCTTCAATTTCATCTAAATTTTTTTGTTGTAGCTCTGTAGGTTTTTTATTACCGACCTTGCATTCAATACCTACAAACTTACCATTGTAACACACAATTATGTCAGGCACACCTGATTTACCATATCCATTCATGATAGGCGAAAAATAATAAGCATTGTTTTTACGCAATACTTTGTAAACTTGGTGTTTTATTTTCGCTTCTGGTGTCATCTATAACCCATCCACTTAGAGCCATTTCAAGTCTTTGATAATCTAAATTTACTAACTTGTGTATTGTTTTATAACCGTAAGAGGAATCCTTAGACGACTCTCCGGTTATAAACACTTCTTCTTCGTAAAACGGTTTCATACAACTTCTAATATACCTTTAACTATCTCTACCAATATAGGCGTACACGCCATAGCAACAAATAAACAAACCCATAGCCAAAAAGCAAAATGATTTAATTTAGTGTAAAACACGATTGTCCCCCTTTTCGTCCGTATCGGCTAACATAATTAATAATGTAGCTATCTCTGTATGGGCATTTTTTACCGCCTCAGAGAAAACTTCCTTATCTTTTTCAGAAGGTAACTCCTCATATATAATGTCGAGGATACTTAATACTATGTCTTTATCTAGACTCATTCTTGAACCCAATTTTGTTCAACAGCCTTTTGATGCCACAGTCTGTATTTATCATTAGTTCTCGTAGGAAACTGCCCCCGATCAGACGAACCATCTGCTCTCTGATTAATCTTAGTTTCCTCTACAATAAAACGAGCATAATATTTATATATAACATTCCGTAGCATAGTGGCTATTACTTTAGGTTGTTTACTTACAAATCCCATTTGACCCCAAGATTCTAACGCATTAGTTACAAATTGGGAATGTAGATCAAAAGCCTCAGGATTTGCTAGTGCAGGGACTATATCTTCGTGCATAGATAAAGCCCTGTTTATATAATCTTCATCCACTACAGTTTCCCCCCACCTATTCCTATCTTTAAGTTGCATCAACGCAGTA